TTACCTATTGCAGCTTTATTAGATGTTGGCATGAAAGTCTTGGATAGATTTGTGCCTGATCCTGCTGAAAAAGCCAAGGCCCAAGCTGAATTAATCAAGATGCAACAAGAAGGTCGCTTGGCAGAACTTAATGCCGATAATGTAGAAGCCCAAGAAATCAGCAAGCGTTGGACTTCTGACATGGGATCAGATTCATGGTTATCTAAAAACATACGACCAATGACCTTAATTGCGATTCTGACGGGTTATTTCGTGTTTGCTACGGCATCAGCATTTGGTATTGAAGTAAAGCAAGCCTATGTTGAATTATTGGGCCAATGGGGTATGTTGATTATGTCTGCCTACTTTGGTGGCCGTACCCTAGAGAAAATCATGGATAAACGCAATGAACCTAAGTCCTAATTTCACGCTAGAAGAACTTACCCATACTGATCACCGTCAGTTTGACAACACGCCCAATGCTTCTGAGATGGCCAATCTTGTTCGTTTAGCTACTTTTTTAGAAGAAGTTAAAACGGTCTTGGGTGGTAAGCCAGTAATGATTAATTCAGCGTTTCGCTGTAAAGAAGTCAATGATGCTGTAGGTTCTAAGGATACAAGTCAGCACCGTATTGGATGTGCAGCAGATATTCGTGTACCAAGCATGACACCCGATGAAGTCGTTAAAGCGGTTATGGCATCAGGTATTGGGTACGATCAAGTAATCCGTGAGTTTGACCGTTGGACACACATCAGTATCCCTAGTGAAGCTGGTACAAACCCACGCAAACAAGCCCTAATTATTGATAAAGCTGGTGTTCGCCAGTACGCTTAAAAGATTTCCCGTAAATCTACAAACTTCCACATATTCTTGGGTACATCGTAAAAGTATTCACCCTTAGAAACTGCGGTATTAGGTACTTCAATCAATGGGCAATCTTTAATTTTGTTGGCCCTAATCCAGTACGCATGGGTATAGTCTTTGGTAACTACATACATCGTTGTTCTAGGGTGTTTAAATAGCTTTTCTTTGCGTTGAGCTATGTGAATCGTATCGTAAGGGCAGAAGTTCATACCCCAATCACGCACTTCTACTTCAGCAAACCCAATCTGCTCACCATCTTTACTTAGCACAAGGTCAACTGCGTACTTATCAGGATTGGGTTGAGCATCCACATACCAAAGGTTTTTTAGCCATGTAGCAACTGCTTCCCTAGCTGGTGGATCACATTGGTCATGTAATGCTTGGTCAAACTTTTTGTATTGCATCTTAGCTAACCAAGTGAATAGCACCAAAGAACAGGATGTATATCCCTATCGCTACCAGTAAGCCTTCTATTAAGTTTTTCATAAGCCACCTGTACGGATAACCCACACGGTTAATGGTATAACAAAGAAACAAACACCTAAAAACAAGCCTTTAAGAATCATCATAATTAATCCAAATCTTCAATGTTAGGTTCGCTGTCATAAACTTCAATTTCTACTTCTTTGAAGCCAGCTTTGCGTAAACGATCAGTAATTTCGTTAATTGCGTCATCTTCGCAATCACCAATCACGCTTTCTTGAATGTTAATACTAAGTTTGTAAACCGTGCCGTTAATAATTACCATTTTGTGCTCCTTTAATTTTTACAAAAAACAATACAAGCTGGATTCTCAAACTCAAAAAACCCACCATTTTTAGCAGCATATTCTTCTAAAGCTGGATTGATGTAACAGTACCCACCCCGATATTCACCGTAGTAATCACAGGCATTGTCACCTTCTTCACCACTAATGAACAACTGGCCATCTCTAATAAAACTGTAAGGTGGTTCTGATACTTCCACAAAATCAGATCCAACAAATTTGAAGTTGGTTAATTTTGGAAGGTTTTTTTGTAATTTTTCTAATTGATTCAAAGTCATTTCATTCCCCTTTTAATAGCTAAAATATCGTTTTCTAACTTGGCAATGGCTTTTTTAACCCTTGCTATTTGAACTGGATCACGGCTATGTTTGAGTACAAATTGCTGACCAGCCAAACTTTTTTCTAAGATTTTGATATTCATAAATCCCCCTTAAGCCGCTAATCTGCCAACACAGTTGTAGCCATAGCCATCGTCACCCATGCTGTATACGCTTGAAGCAGTTTTGCTTTGATTGGTAACGCACAAGCTGGTTTCGCTTACTTTGGTATAGATCAACCGTTGAATGTCGTATGGAGAAAAGCCTCTTTGTAAGCTGTCAGCGTTGTCACCAACTTTGCTGATACTAGCTGCTTGATCGTACTTGCTTACATAGATAGTTACTTCGTTGTCAATTTGGTATTCGTTTTGAACATTGCAAACAACGCCAAGCAATAAACTGTTGCTAACTGACCGATTAACAAACACAAAGTCAGCACCAAATTTAACTTCTTCACCGTTTAGATTTGCGTAGTTTTGACCTTTGTAGTCTTGCATACCGTCAAAATAGCTGCCTTCAAAAATTTTGACAACTGCTTCAACTTGCTTGCTTGTTGGGCCATCAACATATTTGATTGTGATGCTTGCACCACCAGCGTACTGGCTGCTTGTAACGCTAAATTTAACGCCAGCAAATGATTCTTTGAGGGCTGCTCTGATTAGTTTTGCAGTATCAACACAAGAAATGTACTTCATTTGAATCTCCTTTTCTATCTCACTCCCCAATGGAGTAACTCCAGTTTATTAAGTTACCTTAACAATGTCAACACTTATTTGCAAAAAAACAACAAATATTTTAAAAATAAAAAAAGGGAGCATTTCTGCTCCCAAAGCTAATCTCCCGTGAAGGATAAGCCATTATATCCCGTTTTTAATTTGATACACCCTGAGTAAATGCTGAAAACACTCCCAGCTATTTCTTAGCTTATCTTCTTCAATTTCAATTAATTTGACCTGATTGGTTGTACCGTTGACAAACACAATGGCACATCTAGCTGTGGGAACGCCAAGGCCTTCACGGTAGGCTGCCAGTTGCATCTCATGTTCAAAGTAAACATCTACCTTATCCAAGTTTGTATCTTTGGTCTTAAAATCGACTATAAAGCCCGCCTTTGACATTAAATCGCATTTACCACCAAACCCCAAGGCATGACCAAAAGACTTCTCTGCGAGCCACAATTGCTCTCCAAAAGCATCTTTGAGGGCTACATCAATATTATCCAAGTAAGCTGGCTTTTCAGACATATACATTTGTTCAAAATAGCTTTCAATGATGGCATGAATAGCCGTTCCCCGTTCCGCAGCTTCACGACCAGTAGCTTTAGAATCTTGCATTACACGGGCCAACCATTCCTGTTCAGATTCACCATCTAATCTAGGCAAGGTCAACGCTGCTAAGAGGACTTGTTGCTGTTTCCATGTGTCAAGTCCTGCTTTGGATAACATTCCATTAATTGTTGTAACACTTGGCAGAAGTCCAAGTTTTCTTGCATCCCGTAGCGTGGTCGGTCTTTCGCCAGTCTTACCAATGGTTGTATAGGCTGGACTGCCGTCTTTTGTGTACCAATGGCCATTTTCTTGTACCTTTTCTTTAACTATCATTTGTTTTCCATTCTGCAAGTAAATTGTGATTTCGCTATTTTTAAAACATCTTCAAAGCTCAATTGAGCGTTTCTACCGCTTTTGTAGCCATGACCATACATAAGCACTAGCCCAACAATAAATAACGCCACCCAAGCGGTTCTGATGGCTAATTTAGTCATTTTGCGTGTACCAAAGGGCAAACAAAATAGACAAAACAGCTAGGGCTAACATTCCAAACCCACCAATAACGACCCAAAGAACCGTTAGCATGAGTTTTTCATCCAACTGGCTGCTTCATCCATGCGTGGCTCAAACTTCTTAGGTTTGGTATTGCCATGCTCTCTGTATCGCTTTTGTAGTTCTCGTTGAAGAATTGGCGGTAATTCAGGTGCATCAGGTAAATCACCCGTTGCATAGAATGACCTTGGCTTACCCCTTGGCGTTCTCTCATAATGATGTAGGTAAATCTGCTTTGATGTTCTTAATTGGGTAATGTACCTAGCCACAAATACTACGGATACGCCTAGAAATTCAGCCATTTCAGTTCTAGTCATGGGCGTATGAGATAGCTCATTTAACAGCTTTTTTTGTAAAAGTTCTTTTCTGTTCATCTTTAATTTCTACAAAGTTATAAAACCACTCGTTTTTAGCAGTCCATTTAGCATGGTTTTCAACGCTATAAATCTCCGTAGGTATCTTAAAATCAGGCGTTTTTAATACTGCTGGCACTAATGAAACATCGTACCAAAGACAACGATTATTTGGTTGGCAAGCAAATTGACCATTATCTAGCTTGATAAAGTTGTAAGATTTATGCTCCTCAACCCCTTCACTAAAGCTAGTATCTATGCGGTTAGCATCAGGACTTGCAAAATCAATGGTAAATAAATAGTTGCCAAAATGAAAATGCTTATCCTTACCAAAGTATTTAACCTTTAACCCACGCAAGTTAGATTTTTCAATTACGGCCATGTCGTATGACAAACAATCCCATATTTGCAAGAAGTCTAGTGGTAATGGATCAGTTACTTCTTTCCACACATACGCACTAATTGGTAGCTTGTCGTACAAAGCACCGTAGTTTGTTAGCATAGATTCAATACGAAACGCTTGACCTTTGATGGCTTTAGCGGTCATCCAAACGCAAGGTTCTAATTCACCGTGACCTGATTCGTGGTTGTAAAGAAATTCTTTACGCACAAAGCATTTAACTGGTGGAATGTTAGCTACTAAAAAACTCATTATTGTCCTTTAAGTGGGGTACTTGTGTCGGTAGCACTTTCCCCCTTAATTAATTAGCAACCGATTGGTTTAAAAGGGCCATCACGAACAGTATCCCAACAACAAGTGCCATTACCGCTTGGCACACATTTGATGGCAGCAAAACTGCTAGTTGATAACAAAGCTACTGTAATTAACGCTAATACTTTTTTCATGGTTTACTCCTTGGTGGTTAAAAAGGGATGTCATCGGGCATATCATCAGCCACAGGAGCTTTAGCTTCCTTAGACTTATTGCCACGCCATTCAGAAGATTCTGCAATCTTTTCTTTGTAATACTTTGGTAAGCCATCGTACTTAGCCTGATCAAATTCATTTAGCCAAAAGTGTAATGTAGGATTAACGCCTTCAGGTTGTACGCTACGCAAAGCACTAGGTACAGGGCTAATGCCTGAGATGTTAGCGTATTTGCCATCTTCGCTATGGGTGATGTTTACCATACAAAACTTACCCAACAAACCTTTAAGGTCAAAGTTCTTACGATCCTCAGGTGTCATCTTTTTGTTAGACCATGCTTCTAAATCTTGCCTTAAACGAGCTTGGTCACCTAAACTAACGGTATATCGCTTAGATACGATTAGGGGCTTTCCATCGTCTGTTTTTAATGGAAGTCCTGCATCATCGTCACCGTGCAACTCCCAAGTAAATACAACTTTGTGCATGATCTTGGTTTCACCAGCCCATTCAGTAGCTTGGTGGCCCAAGTCAATGATTGAGTACAAGCGAGCCATGTGTAGCCCAGCAGGTGCAATTTTAAATTCTTTACTGTTATCTGAAATAATCATTTTGTTGCTCCAAAAATAGTTGAAAAGTCATTAAAGACTGCTTTAAGTACAGGGTTAGGTTTAACTGGTGACGGTAATCCACAGGCGTAGCGTAGATCACCAATTTCATCAAGAGTTATTGTGACCCCATCTTCTAGGTCTTTAAAGATGCGTTCCAAGTGTTCTTGGAAGCTGTTGAAGTCTTGCTGTTGCGTTTCTATTTCACTCATAAGAGCTCCTTTTTCTGTTATCACGACACATTGCCGTAATTGAATATTAAGCTGTCTTAAGCACTATGTCAACAATTATTTGCAATTATTTTATAAATAAGTTAAGATAGCTTATGAATTCAACCGCAATAATTAAACTTTTAGGTGGGCCAACCCGTATATCCAAGCTAGTTGGGGTATCTGTTCCAGCCGTATCTATGTGGCAAAACGGTGAGATTCCAACGGATAAATTGGTCATGTTGGCAGCAACGCTAGAAAAAGAAAGCCACGGTTTAATTACTAGAAAAGCACTTTTTCCAAATAATTACGAAATGATATGGCCTGAACTGAAATAATGTAGTAGAATGAAATTATTGAGGACTTGAACACTCGATAAGTAAGGGTTTTATAGGTGGTTTTAGGGTTTTGGAAAGTTCTGTGAAACGATTTTCCCAAGCCGTTCAAGCTAAAGCTACCTATAAAGCCCTTTTTTATTGCCTGTCCACAATCGTACTCCAAACGATATTAAGTACCTGAATGGGTAGCGTGGAAGAAAACACAGGCCGATCTCTCACCCGATTGCGAGCCTACCGAACTTAAATGGGTATCGGATAAGACGGGGATGACAACGGTGATAGACAACTTCCCCATCGAGTGAACATTACCTTCGGGAGCATTAGTTCAAGTACTTCTTCTTGAATAGATGTGGGCTTATCACCCTTGGGGGAACTGTTGCTAAAAAACAACACACAAAAATATATTTTAAATAAATGAAAAAAAGTGTTGACATAGTTAAGCTATCTTAATAAACTGGTAGTACTCAATAACGAGTGAGATAGAAAAAGGGGAACAAAATGAAAGTAACAGCAACATTTTCAAACGGTCAAACAATCAGCAGATTTACTATTAAAAATCTTGCGTATGCTTATCGGTCAGTAAATATCTATCAAGACTTTACAGGGTTTGCAACAACTAAAGAATTGGCTTTAAAAGCTGCTAAACAAACTGGCAAAAATAAAGCAATTAGCATTGAAATTGTAGAAGTTTTGGTGGGAGAATAAAAATGGCAACAATATTGAATGAGTATTACAACCAAGAGTGCAATTTTATTTCTTATGTTGTTCAAAACAATTATGGTTTTGGCGTTTCAATTAAAGATCTAGATGCTGATCAATACATAGGCGGCCTCAAGATATTTAAAAGTTTATTAGACGCTCAAGCATACGCAATAAAAATAGCATCTTAATCAAACGCCCCTACGGGGCTACCTAGAAAAGGTGAGATAGAAATGAAAACATTTAAATGGGTTGTAGAGTTTGAAGTAACAGAAACTTGGGTAGAGGATGGTTTTAACATCAATCAAGACCGTGCAACAGATATGATGGCTGACGCACTTCCTTATGCTGATGGTTCTGAGTTTAAAGCTACGGTAATTAAATCACCTGATGCTAAATTGATTCGCAAAACTCAAGGTTACACAGACTAAACATAGCCCCCAACGGGGCTAATTTTTAAGGTGAGTTATGAACTTTAATGAATTCTATGCTTTATACCCCCGTAAACAAGGCCGTAGGGCTGCTGAAAAGAGTTGGCAAAGGTTAACCTTGCAAGAGCAGCAAGATGCCTTAGAAGCCTTGCCAAACCATCTTGAATACTGGAAGATCAAACAGACTGAAAAAGACTTTATTCCACACCCAGCCACTTGGCTTAATCAAGGCCGTTGGGAAGATGAGCTAGACATGACTGTTAAGATCAAAGAAGATAAATCTTGGATGGCCACAGAAGCTGGCATTGTAGCTAAAGCTGCCGAACTTGGCGTACACAGCATGGGCCTAACATACTTTCAATTAAAAGAAAAATGCCTACTTGTTATGGCTAAGAAAGCGATGGCATGACCGATGAAACCTTCAGACATCAATGTGAAGTTAGATACTGGATCAAACTTAGAAAAGAAAAAGGTTTGCAAGAGTTTCGAAGAATTATCTCGACTTATGAACTTGGTAGTAGACGGCCATCAATCATGCGAGATATACAAGACCAATACATCAAGGGTAATACAGGAAAAGAAAAGGACTGGCGATGAATGAATACGACCCACATGAAGCAATAAACTACATTTACATGAACGCACCTGAATACGCTAAAGCAAAAGGCCAGTTAGCCCAGCTAGAAACCTACAAATCTAGCCTTAAAGCCATTATGATGAAGAAATCTAATGAGCAAAGCCTTGGCGGTCAAGAGCGTGAAGCCTATGCAAGCCAAGATTATCAAGACTTATGCGTAGCTATTGGCAAAGCCACAGAGGATGCAGAAAAACTTAAATGGCAACTAGAAGCAGCTAAGATGCGTTTTCAGGCTTGGCAAACGGAATCAGCAAACAACAGACAACTGGAGAAGTTCACTGTATGATTACTTTAACCGAAGAATTCCTTATCCTAAAAACATTAATTCGTCTGTACGATGAAGCACTTAAAAACAATAGTGCTTTGCTAATGATGGAGATTGCTGTTGATATTGCAGAATCAGCCGAAAAGCTAGAACAAGCTAGCGTAGATAATGCTAATGTATCGGAATAAAAAACTGCTAGAAATTGTTAGAGAATTTCCTTGTCAGCATTGCGGAACAATAGACGGTACTGTGGTTGCTGCACATTCTAACCAACTTAGGGATGGTAAGGGTAAAGGCATAAAAGCCCACGATTACAGGGTTGCTTCATTGTGCTATATCTGCCATATGGAATTAGATCAAGGGAAAAATTGGTCAAAACAAGAACGGATTGAGATTTGGGATGAAGCTCACAGAAAAACTATTGGACTGTTGTTTGAAAAGGGCCACATAAATTGTTAGTTTTAAATTTACCCTTACCCCCATCTATTAACCATTATTGGGGGCAACATGGCCACCGTAGGTTCGTATCTAAATCAGGCATTAAGTTCAAAATAGAAGTACAGGACTATGTAATTGTTCATAATGTTCCCAAGCTAGGCTCTGCTCGTTTGGAGATGCAAGTCACGCTATACCCAAAAGACAGGCGTAAACAAGATATTGATAATAGAATCAAAGCATTATGGGATGCACTGGCTAGTGCTGGCGTATTTGATAATGATGAACAGATTGATGTTTTAATGGTACAAAGGGGCGAGATCCGCAAAGGCGGTGGCTGCCTAGTTATGATAGAAGAATTGGAAAATGTACGAATACACGAAGAAACTCAGCGACAGAACGCTACAAGAGTGCAACAACTGTAAGCAAAAAAAACCTAAAGAATTTGGCCGTTATGTACCTTACAACGAAGGAATGAATCAAAAATGGTTATGTGGTGGTTGTTACGACAAAAGAAATAGGCGATAATAGGTTACGAAAGTAATTTTTTGGAGATGCTATGAAAGAGTGTGCTTTATTTACCCTAACGCTGTTGCATAGTGCGACCAACGCACACTTGATGCACTTCAAAACAAAGTCATTCTCTCAGCACATGGCTTTAGGTACTTATTACGATGAAATTGTAGACTTAGTTGATGGGTATGTAGAAGCCTATCAGGGCATTTATGGCTTGATTGAAGATTATCCTAATGTTTACCACTCACCAAAAGATCCAGTTAAATACTTTGAATCATTACAAAGATTCGTTAAAGATGCTCGCAATGATCTTCCCAAAGACCGTCAACTTGAAAATTTAGTTGATGGCATAGCTGATTTAATTGATTCAACAACTTATAAACTTAAATTTTTGGGGTAATCATGCCTTTAGATAAATCAGGTAGCAAAGAATCAGTCGGCAAAAACATTAAAGCCGAAATGAAAGCTGGTAAGCCTAAAAAGCAAGCGGTTGCCATTGCTCTTAATGTAGAGCGTGATAATGCCAAGGGTGCAAGAAAAGCTACATTAGAAGAAGCCTATGGCCGTTTTCTAGGTGAAAGAGATGAATCGTAAAGACCAAATCCGTGCCGCTATGG